GTGGCTGAGAGGCTGAAGGCAGCGGTTTGCTAAACCGTCGATTGTAATGAACTTATGGTCCGAGGGTTCGAATCCCTCCGCTTCCACCAAATTTTAAAAGGAAAAATAAATGTTGAAACCGGGTCCAAATTATCGAATGAGCAAACCTCTAAAAACTAGCCTAGCACTAAGTAGATTCTCTAGTCAGCAACAGCGCCATGATTGGAAGCGGGCTATGATTAGTGCAGAACTTGCTGCCGCTATTCAACCAAAGAGAGAAAAAAGCCGTAAAGAACCATCAACAGAATAAGTAGTTATCAGCATTTGGGGGATTAGTTAAATGGGATAACATCGGCTTTGCAAGCCGAGATTAACAGTTCGATTCTGTTATCCTCCACCAAAATTTGCCGCTTTAGTTAAATGGTATAACAGTTGCCTTGTAAGCATCAATCGTTGGTTCGATTCCATCAAGCGGCACCAAGATACTCAAAATGACTTGACAACAGGTCATTTTTGTTTTATAATAGTTTTGTTGTGTAGCAATACGCAACCGGTGAGATGAAAGGTAGATGAGGATAGACACCGTGTGGCTTCATGCCGCATGACTTAATCTGGCAAAGACGCTTGAAACGTCTCCGTGCTTGAGTGAGCCGATCCCAAATATCTTTAATTAGACTGTCAGTTGCTGATCGGAAATATTCAGGCCTCTGTAGCCTGTCTATTGCACATTGTCCAGACCGACGATATCACACAATAGGTCTTGTCATTTGTCCGGTCTATTACTTGACCTTTCGTTGACCCGTCAGTATAATATAAGGAAACAAGATGGCAAGAATTTCATCAGAAGAAGCAGTAAATCAAATTGGTAATAGATTCGATCTAGTCTTAGTTGCCAGTCAGAGAGCTAGAGAATTAAAGAACGGATCAATTCAACGAGTAGATGGAAAAGATGCATCACCTACTATTACAGCTCTAAGAGAGATTGAACAAGGCAAGTATACCAAATCAGAATATCTAACTAAATTGAAGAAAAAGGAAAAATCGAAATGGGAATGAATATCACTCTGAGGAAAGCCAACGCCATCCAGAACAGCATCAACGATGCAGTAAAGAATATCAAGTTCGATACCACAGTCGAACTCAACGAGTTCCAGGATCCCGGAGTTGAACTAACCAAAGCCAACGAAGCACTGTTCGCTGCAGATGCTCGTCGTCAAAAACTAACAATGGCTCTGTACAACATTCGAGCCTTAGTTGGTACAGCCAATGCGGCCAGCGGCATTGATACTGCATTGGCCAAGGCAGCATTTATCGATAAACGTATCGGTCAATTAGAACAGTTGTCTGATCTAAAACCCTTTACCGACCTCGAAGTGATTAAAGGTAAACTTGAGAAAATCAAAAGTCTCAAGGACGAAGCTCGTAGTCGTATCTACGGCTACGGTGACACAGTGAGTACTACTGTGGTCAGTAAAGAACAGATCGATCAGGCCAAAGGAGAAATCCTTAGCTTGAAGAAGTCCAAGCAAAAGATCAACGATGAGGTTCTTGAGCTTAACATCAAGACAGAGATTCCTCTGGCTGATGACACAGTAGCTACCCTGCAGGCAGAAGGCTTACTGTAACAGACCCCTGTTACACTTTTCAGGAAGAAAGTGCGCCATTACCAAGCGATAGAAGGTACGGTGTGTAGGATCTACCGCAAGGCTCTCTTTAGGAGCGACTTGAAAAATCCTAGGTACGAACTGTAACGGCACCAGAAGCAAAATACAGTGGACAGGGTAACAACTCAGTTTAGGGCGGACAGGGAACCGTGGCTAGACACTTTAGTTGATAGCACTCGACAGGTATCGTATATGGACGCATATACTACGCGACATAGTATGGCATGTTACTAGGTCTGAAATAACTGTTGTTAGATGCTGTGGAACGGAAGCACCGGACTCCTAAATAGACACGTTGTCATAGACGGCGAGTACTATCAACTAAAGTTATCGCGGGATGGAGAAGGGGTATCTCGAGAGTCTCATAAGCTCTAGTCCTTGGTTCGATTCCAGGTCCCGCAACCAATTTATTCGGAGTGTGGCGCAGTCTGGTAGCGCACCTGGTTTGGGACCAGGGGGTCCAAGGTTCGAATCCTTGTACTCCGACCAATTTTTATAAAAGGCAATATGACTAAAGAAGAAGAAAAAGCAGCATTGGATCGAGCACTAGAAGAATTTTTCGCTAAGGGCGGAGTAGTGCAACAACTCAAACCAAATCAAAGTGGGAGAGTTGAAGGTGAAAGTTATTCATCTTGGTCAAAGAAAAAACCATCCACAAGTCCGTTGGCCAATCCACCGGATGAAGATTAACTCGCTGTAGTTCAATGGATAGAACGAGTTCCTCCTAAGAATTAAATCCAGGTTCGATTCCTGGTGGCGAGGCCACAGTGTAAATAGTTATATGCGGGTAGATAGGACAAGGGGCGTCCAGCAGCCTTCCAAGCTGACAATGCGGAGTTCGACTCTCCCTACCCGCTCCATACAAAATGCAAGTCATAGATCAAAACGATATCTTCCGAAAATTTGATTTTAGCTCTGTAATCACTGCAGACGATAATAAATCAGCTGTAGGCACAATCAAGAACATTATTTCAGACGGTAATTATTTTACCAATAGTCCCAAATATCAAACTAAAGAAAACATCTTCGCTCGTCCAGAACCAGTTTGGTTAAAATACAGGATGAGCTTTTTATTTTCTGTGTTTATGTATTTGGGTCGAGAAGTAAAAGTATCTAATATGATGGCCTGGTCGTTCATGACGAATCTTGAAAGTGCCGAAAACCGTGAAAAATTATGGCACCATCACTGGCATCCACAGAAGCCCGAAGGTAAAATAATGAGCGGAATATTTTATCTCCATATACCAGATGATGTCAAAGACTTAGACTACTGCGGAACAGAATTCGCTCCTGACGGATTAGAGTCTGACAATAAATTTTTTGTTAGCCCTTCGGAGTATAGTTGGTTAATTTATCCTGGTGATAAATGGCACAGACCTGGTATAGTTCAAAGCAACAAATATAGATTTATACTAGCAGCAGATGTCGAATATTATTAATGCGGGTATGATGTAATGGTAACCTACAACTTTGCCAAAGTTGATTTGCGAGTTCGATTCTCGCTACCCGCTCCAATTGACACATAATCAAAAAGATATTATAATATAATAAACGGAGAATCACAAAATGATTAAAAATACCTATGTCAAAATCTGACTTAATAGAATTAGTTGGAGTTGTAGAAGAAGTTCTTCCCGGTAGTATGTATCGAGTTAAATTAGAGCAAATGCCTAATCCTATACTTTGTTATACCGGTGGTAAATTAAAGCAACACAAGATTAAAATAATTTTAGGTGATAAAGTTAAAATAGAAGTAAGTGCCTACGATCTTACCAAAGGTCGTGTAACATATAGATTGTAAAAGGAGAGTGCTATGGCACCTTGGATACAAAACGTAGCACTCAGCGATATACGTAAAGGTTTCCATATTGATGCAGGTATCAATTCTATGTTGATACAGATCTGCGATCCTCCCGGGGACTTTCCAACCCCGAAATACCAGTTCCGAGAAGTTCATCAATTCCAATTTTTGGATGTTGAGGAAAAAGATTATGTCTTAGATGAGGCAATGCGATGTTCACAAGAGCAGGCCAACGAGCTTGTTCGCTTGCTACAACACGCATTTGAACAGCGTATGAACGTTGTTGTTCATTGCCACGCAGGCGTTTGTCGCTCTGGTGCTGTTTGTGAGATCGGTGTTATGCTAGGCTTCCGTGATACTGAAGCTTTTCGTAGCCCTAACCTACTGGTAAAACATCGTATGATGAAGGCATTAGGTTGGACCTATGACGAAAATGAGCCTCACACCATTAACGGTCAAACAACTGAATTCGGAATCATTCTTCCTAAGACTGTGGAATGGACCAACGACAACGAAAAAGTTTTTACACTGGCCGCAGAGCGTAGAGCTCGCAGAGAAAGAGAAGGTGATATTTAATGCAGTATCTAGTTCACGCACGAAATAAAAGAACTAAACAATTCATTGAAGGAATATTACCTTCAATGATAAAACAATTAGGCCTAACAAAGAGTCGCAAAGCTCTATTTGTAAAGGTTAGTAGAAGTGATGTAGACGAAGATACTGATGGTCAAACTACTTACATTAGACAAGTAGGTGGTCTTATCGTTATAATAAAGCCTCAATCTTTAGAACGTATGGGAATTACACTAGCTCACGAAATGGTTCATGTTAAACAGTTAGCCAGGGGAATTCTTAAAACCGAAAAAGGTGTAAATTATTGGAATGGTAAATGCTATAATAAAAGGACAAAGTATCTAAACTGTCCTTGGGAAGTAGAAGCATTTTCAAAACAAGAATTAATTTTTCGCAGAGCAATAGCATAAAAAAAGGATAAATGATGGGCGAAGAATACGAAATGACTGTAGATATGCAAGAAGCATTCCAGCGATATTTTGATTATGGTTTCGAACCTGGTAGTTTTGGTATGGCTGTATTGTCCAATGATCTAGTTGGTGCTGTATTGTATGCAGATCCTTGGAATAAAAAAATGTTACCCGGCACTGTCCAATGGCTACTTGACAATGCTCCATACGGTAGTTGGGGTAATTCTACGCTAGTTAAAGAATGGCTTAGTAAAGGTGTGGCTTTCCAGCAACACCAAAAGGATCGTGTAGTTGACATTTTGAGCACACCGTAGTATAATAACACATTAACCTAGAAAGGAGAGCACTATGCCTAGCGTATTTTTAGTGAGTGATACGCACTTCGGCCACGCTGGCGTGTGCCGTTTCACTCGAGACGATGGGGTTACAAAGTTAAGGCCGTGGGATGACCCTGCCGAAATGGATGAAGCAATGATCAAGGCGTGGAACGAAAGAGTCAAGCCCACTGACAAAGTTTACCATTTAGGTGACGTTGTTATTAACCGTAAGGCGATGGCAACATTAGGCCGATTAAACGGAGATAAAGTATTAATCCGAGGAAACCACGATATTTTTCGCGACGATGAATACCGTACGTATTTCCGTGAGTTACGTGCATACCACGTTATGAACGGAATGATATTAAGTCATATTCCTGTTCACGAAGCAAGTTTAGGTCGTTTCGGTGTTAATATACACGGACACTTACACAGTAATCGTGTAAAAAAAGCTCGTGGTGTTGATGTACGTACAGGAGAAATCTTGTACAGCGACGAGATCGATGTTAGATATCATTGTGTTTGTGTAGAGCAAACACCGGACTTTGCTCCTATTTTGTTTGAAGATGTTATTAAACGCATCGAAGAAGAAGGTGGGCAAATAGGGTTTAGGAACGGCAACGGTCCTACGATGTGACATTATCTACGTACTTTTAGGGCTCTTCGGAGCCCTAATTTTTTGGCTCTAGGTTCTGAAACAGACGGCATAAATAATACAACAAGAGATAGCTCCAGGAGTCGATTACTATGCCTTTACAAATTCGCAGAGGAACAACAGCGGAAAGAACATCAATTAGGCCCATCATAGGCGAATTGATCTATGATACTACATTAAAACAGGTTTTTGTTGGTGACAGCGCAGACGGGGGAATTACCGGAACTCTTGGCGGAAATACAGTATCATCGTT